GGTTCGAAGTCGACGACCGTGACACCGACAACGCCGCGTTGTCGGACGAGGAAATCCAATACCTGATCGACTCGAACAATCACATCCTGTTGGCGGCTGCGGCGGCTGCGGACGCGATCGGCGCGAAGTATGCGTCAGAGGTCGAATCGAAACAGGTCGGTGATCTCCGCATCGCCTATGGCGCGGGCGGTGTCGCGTCGTCGTATGGGACGCTGGCGAAGATGCTCCGGTTGCGTGCCGCCAGGAAAGCCGGCGCGAGCCTCTACGCGGGCGGGTTGTCGAAGTCGGAGAAGACCGCCGTCGCCCTGGATACGGATAGGGTCCAGTCCGAGTTTGAGGTTGGTATGGACGACGCAAGAGACTACTGATGGCATACACCGACCCACTCTCCGCGATGTTCACCACGTCGGTGAGTCACGCTTCGTGGTCTGGCATGTCCACCGACGGGTACGCCAACCCCACCTACTCAACCGACACAACCACCTACAACGCGAGGATCGTGACGGAACAGCGCCTGGTCCGCACGTTCGACGGGATCGAAGAACTCGCCACGACGACCGTCTGGGTCTTGTCCACCAGCACGTTCTCAGCGTTGGATCAGTTCACGCTACCCGGCAACCAAACCCCCTCACTCCTGTCCGTCGAAACGTATCGGGATGAGGACGGCGTCACCCACTCCAAACTCGGGTTCGGATCGTGAACCACCAAGAAGCCGCAGTCGTCGCCGCATGGGACCAGTTCATCGCCCTCATACGGGACGACGCGGAACGGTGCAAAGCGATCCACGACCAGTACATTCGTGCCGGCTTCTCACCCGATCACGCTATGGAACTCACACACCGTCGCCTGGACGCCGCAGAGGGCTGGTGTCACGAAGATGATTGACGTCCGCTGCGACGGCTACAGGAAGACCGGGCCACAAAAGGGTTTGGTGTGCCGCTACCTGTTGTGCCGAATATCTCAGTGGACGGTGGGGGAGATCGAAACGAAATGCCCCCGCTGCAACAAACTCCGGTCGTGGGTGTTCACCGACCGGCTCGTCGGGGCGTCAACATGAGCCGCGTCGTGTGGGAAGGCGTCGACGAGTTCGGCCAATGGCTACACGACACGCCCGGTATCGTCGTGAAGGATGTGGAGGCGGCGTTGAAGCAGGAAGGGTCGAACATTATGGGCGTGTCGAAGCGGCGCACCCCCGTCGACGTCGGGAACCTGCGCGCCTCCGGGCACGTGAAACTCCCCGAAACAAAGCAAGGCAAGACCAGCGTGACGTTGGCGTACGGCACGGACTACGCCGTCTATGTGCATGAGATTCTCACGAACCAGCATCCGGTCGGGCAAGCCAAGTTCTTGGAGTCGGCGGTCAAGGAGGGCATGGACGGCATGGTCGGCCGCATCAAGGACCGCGTCCTGGACCGCATCGGGAGGCGCACATGATCCTCGATGACGTCGCCCAGTACCTGTCGACCAACATCACGGCGTTGACGTTGGGCACGAATCTGACGAAGGGATACATGCCCGACAGTCCCGATACGTGTACCACGGTGTTTGAGACGGGCGGCTACCGGCCCACCCACTACTTCACGACCGGGACCCAGACGAGGGCATATGAGAATCCGGGGATCATGGTTCACGCCCGATCCACCGACCAAGTCACCGCGCGGGGGTTGGCCGAGTCGGTGTTCACCAAACTCGACGGCATCACCAACCGTGCCCTACCGACAACGACGGGGACGCATCATTACGTTTCGATCGACGCAGTACAGTCCCCGTTCCTAGTCGGCCGGGACAAGAATGACAGGTTCGTGTTCTCCGTGAACTTCGACGTCACGAAGACCACCGGATGAGAGATAATGACAACAGACCATAGGAGGTCATCATGGCGGCAGTAACAGGCAAGTCGGGCACGATCCTCTTCGACGGAGGCTCGGTCGCGACCATCAAATCGTGGTCGATGGATATTCAGACGGACATGCACGACGTCACGACCCTGTCCACGGGGACGGTCCAGTGGCGCGAGTTCGTCGGCGGCATCTCCGGCTGGACCGGGTCCGCTGAGGGGACGTTCAACTCGGCGTCAACGGGCCAGGACAACATGATTACGAAGACGATGTCGGCGTCGACGGCTGCGATCGTGTTGGAGATGGACAAGGACGCCGGCGGGAAGTTCACCGGCGGTTGCCTGTGCGAATCCATGTCCGTCAACGTCGATATCGATTCGCAGGTCGGGTTGACGTGGTCGTTGCAGGGCAACGGGTCACTCGCCTACTCGACGAGTACCTGACATGGCGGCCGTGACGGGCAAGGGCGCGAAAGTCAAGGTGACGTCCGCGACGTATTCCACCGCCGCGGCCGAAGCTTTCACGTCCATCTCCCCAACCACCGACCGCACCGAGTTCCGTATCACCGACGGGACGAAACGACACTGGGCGCGGATCACGTCGACGGGCGGGCCGCTCCCGCCGTTGATGCTCGTCAACTCGACGGCCCACGTCGGCGACTTCGACGTCAACTATGTGCAAGGCAAGGTCACGTTCGATCCGGCGTTGACGACCGCGGACGTCGTAACCGGCACCGTCTACTGGCACACCGCCAGTTTCCTACCGTGGACCAGGTCGTTCACGATGGACGTCAACACCGACATGCTCGACGTCACCGCGTTCTCCACCACCACCGGCGTCGTCCAATGGCGCAGCTTTGTGGGTGGACTGTCCGGTGCGACCATCGACTTGGGCCGGATCGTGGACACGCCGACGACGTCGACTCCGATGTGGTTCGACCGGCTCAACACCGACCAGGACATCCTCGTCGAACTGCACATGGCGTCGACGTACAAGTTCGAGGGCTGGGCGCGGGTCGAGGGCGACAGTTGGGGTGCGTCCGTCGACGCGTTACAAACCGAAGACATCACACTCACGGTCGACGGACCGTTGTACTACGCGACCACCGAATAGGAGAAGGAAGCATGAGTCTCAGAGACACGATCCTCGACAAAGACGATCTTGGTGAAACGATCGTTCACGTCCCCGAATGGGACGTCGACATTCTCGTCAGGGGCATGGACGGGGTTCAACGCACCAAGGTGCAGAAGATCGCGACGTCCGGTGACGTGTATGCGAACGCCGACATAATGATCCTCGTCGCGTTGGACCCGGAAACGGGGAAGCCGATTTTTGACCGGGCCGACCGTGAAGCCCTCTCCGCGAAGTCCGGCGCCGCGGTTGAGCATGTCGTCCTGGAGGCGATCCGTATGTCTGGTGCGACGATCGACGAAGCGAAGGCGGAGGTTGAAGCGGACCCTACCTGAGGTGGACTTTGGAGAAAAGCGAACAGATGGGGATGACGTTGACCGGGTTCCTAGCGAACGTGACAGGCCGCGAGTTGATGCAGCGCATGGCGTTGGATCATCTCCGTGCCAAGGAACGCGAAGCCGCGGCACGGAAGGCTAGACACTAAATGGCTGGCACCAACGTCGCGACCCTCACCGCGAAACTGACGGCGGACACGACGGGGTTGAAAGCCGGCCTGTCGTCTGCGGAACGCGAAGTCCAGGGCTTCGGCGGCCGCACGTCGAAGATGTTGGGGAAGATCGGGCCGATGGTCGCCGTCGGTGCGGCGGCGGGCGCTGCCGCGATCGGCGCGATGGCCGTCAAGGGTGTCGCGGCGTTCGCCGATTTCGAGCAGGGCATGAACGAAGTCTTCACGCTCCTCCCCGACATCACTGGGCAGGCGATGGGGGAGATGGAAGACCAGGTCAAAGACCTGTCCACCGAGTTCGGCGTCCTACCCGACAAAGTCATCCCGTCGTTGTATCAAGCTATTTCGGCGGGGGTGCCGAAAGACAACGTCTTCGAGTTCATGGAAACCGCCACCAAAGCCAGCATTGGTGGCGCCACCGAGTTGGAGACTGCGGTTGACGGACTAACTTCCGTCATCAACGCCTACGGCGCGGAGAACATTGACGCTGCGGAAGCGTCCGATCTGATGTTCACCGCTGTCCGTTTGGGTAAGACGACGATGGATGAACTGTCCCAAAGTCTGTTCCAAGTCAACCCTGTCGCCGCTGCGATGGGTGTCGAGTTCGGGGACATCACCGCCGCGCTGGCCGCGATGACGGCACAAGGAACCCCCACCCGTGTCGCAACCACCCAGTTGAGGCAGGCGCTGGTCGAGTTGGGTAAGGAAGGAACCGTCGCGTTCGACGCATTCAAGACCGCGACCGGCAAGACGTTCCCCGACTTTATCGCGTCGGGCGGCAACGTCGAGCAGGCGTTCCAGGCGATGAAGACCCAGGCCGACAAGATGGGTGTCGGCGTCGGTGACCTGTTCGGATCGGTCGAAGCCGGCATGGGTGTCATCTCGTTGACGTCGGAGTCGGGGGCGCGGGCGTTCGGGTCAGCGATGCAAGAAATGACCGACTCGGCGGGCGCGACCGATGCGGCGTTCGCGACGATGGATCAAGGACTGGCGAGGTCGTTTGACAAGATCAAGTCGATCGTGTCCGTAGCGTTCATCGACCTGGGGGAACGGCTCGCGCCGTTCGTCGAGAAGATGGCCGAGTGGATGGAAGAGACACTGCCGAAAGCGATCGAGTTCCTCAACGACGCGTTCGACGAAATGCAACCCTACATCGCGGACGTGTGGGACGCACTCAACGACCTTGTCCCGGTGTTGAAGATCATCGCCGACGAAGCCATCGAGACGGCGAAACAGATCGGGGTTATGGCGAAACCGCTCCTCGACGTTCTCGGTTTGGTCGCCGAATACTCGGACGTGTTGAAGGGCGAAGCCAACCCGCAAATGTCGCTGTGGGATCAGAACCTTGCGAACACAGTGATGATTGTGCGAAAGGTCGCCAGGGAAGTCAACCCGCTGACACGGTCGCTGGAGGGATACACCTACGCGACTGAACGGGCGAACGAGGCGTCGGAGGCTGCACGCGGCCCCGTGTCGACACTGTCCGACCGGTTCCTCGATTTGAAGCGCGGCATCACCCCACTCGGCGACATGGTGTCTGATCTGTCGCCCCGCATGTTGGAACTGAAACGGGCGTCACACACAGTGGCGAGCGACATGGTCGTGTCGATGACAGAGATGAAGGCCGGGACGGACGACGCGCTGACCGGCATCGGCGACATACTCGAAGACTCGGCAGACGACTTCGTCGATTGGGAGAAAGAAGTCGCCAAGTCGACCGGGGCGTTGGTGAAATCCAACAAGCAGGATTTGGGGCGTCTCGCGTCGGCGTGGAAGGGGATGCCCGACGCGATCGAGGAATCGTTCACGGAGATGATCGCGAACATCACCAAGGTCGCCGAAGCCGACGCGCGTCTCCGGGCGGCGGTGCAGACGCTACGCAACGCCGGGTTGCAAGAAATGGCGTTGATGTTTGAACAGATGGGTGTCGCCGGTGTGACGCAGGCGGAGGAGGCCGCGTCGAACTTGACTGCGGCGTGGGCTGCTGAACTCGATTTGGGTGGCGCGTTGAGTATCGCGATGATGGACATGAACTCGGCGTCTCTCGTCCAATTGACGAAGGAGCAGGCGCGCGCCCTAGCCCGCATCTATTCGGGCGCTTTCTTGCCGACCCTGACACCGCCGGGTATGCCGACGTTTGCACCGAATCTTCCTAACGAGAAACTTGCGTCGGGTGGCCCGGTGTCTGCCGGCACGCCGTACACCGTCGGGGAGCAGGGGCCGGAATTGTTTGTCCCGAACCAGTCGGGGACGATCGTCCCCAACGGCGACACGGGCCGGACGGTGAACGTGTATGTGGAACGGGTCGAGTCGGAGGATTTGG